CAGCAGAAAGGCGTATGTTTGATGTCTAAGAGAAAAGGACCGCTGACCAAGGCAGAAAAATTTTATATAGATAACCATCTAGATACGCCAGTAAAGGAACTTGCAGAAGAACTGAACAGAAGCGAAAAGATTGTCAAAAATCGCATCGGAACCCAGCCCGAAGTTTCTTCTGAAGATTCTCCCGAAGAAACACAAGAAGACAACAGTATGAAGGTTGGGAATCTAATGGCAAGAAAAGAAGACCGTGGCGTTACTACCATGACCCCCCAAGCCTCAGCGCTTTCTGATGAAAAGCGGTCTGAATACCGCAAGAACAGACAGTACAATAGATACAGCCAATCGATTCATAAGATTAAGCCAGACAATGACAGCTAGCGTATGTACAGAGCCTGACGTATATCTAGGACAGTGTTGCGATAAAAATGCTATATGGTCCGTTGTTCTTTCTGATGGCACTACAGTTTTTCAGGACGACTATAGGCCAGAGGTCTATCCAGAGAGTGCTTGGATAAGGCTTAAGCAATACTGTAAAGAAACAGGTCTCTATATAAAGAGTATGAAGGTTGCCTTTCGTTCTCATGAAGTTGATGTCGGGGAAGAAGCGGAGGGGTTCTATTTCTGTAAGGGAGCCTCTGCTTTTATGACATCAAACATAACAAATGAATTGTATATAATTGGAACCCTTAATGACGGAGTTCTTCGTGTTGAAAAATGGAAAGTTCCCGAGCTTACAAAAGAGGGAACCGAACTTAGAAACGCAAGTATTGCAGGTGATTGTTTAATATCAAGACATGGCAAAGAATAAAAGCGACAGCAGTCGGTACAAATCTCCCTCCACGGGGGATTACTGCACGTCTGCTCAATATGTGGCAGAGCTTATGTGTCAGAGAATGGCTGAGAAATCTAATGAAGGTTCTCTGGCGTACAAGTTCTGGAACACTTCCAAGTGGAAAAAAACTTACCAGCTTCAGGTCATAGAAGCAAACCGTCTTACAAATAAGTACGACGACAGAGCCGTGGTAGCTGCTCTCAATACGTCTCGTGGAAAAAAAATATATTCACTGAGATTCCCCGGACTGGAAGACCTTATTAAGGTGGAGGAGTCCCGGTTGCAAAATGAGTCTTCATCTGCTAAAGACTACAAAGACTCTACTGAATCTCAGCCAAGAAAACCATACGGAAAACAAACAAGGCTAGGAAAACTGAGGGAACTAGATGGCTAAGGCATCGGATTTTAACGACCAGACTACCCTAGAGGTTATGAAGAAATACGGCAAGGTGGTCAGGAGTGGGACTACCGTATTTGATGAAAGCGAAAATCTGGAGGTTATACCTTTCACACCAGCGCTTGATTTGGCTTTGGGTGGTGGTATAAAGGAAGGTAGCTGGGTAATACTTACAGGAGACCCTAAGAGCGGAAAGACAACAACCGCTTTGCAGTTTGCCTCAACTTGCCAAAGCAAGGAATATGGTGAAAGACCAATAGTATATATCAATGCCGAGGGAAGACTTAAGTCCATGAACCTTGGTGGTATCAAGGGTCTTGAAAAAGAAAAAATAAAAATCGTTGAGTCTGAAGATGAACCAATTAGTGCTGAAGACTATCTTGATATAGTCGAGAAGTATGTTAGAGCCGAGCCTAATTGTGTTGTGATTATAGACTCCGTGTCTTCTTTAATTCCGTCCAGAGAGCTAATGGACGAAGTGGGCGGTCAGTTTAGAGCAGGGTTGCCCAAGATATTAAGCAACTTTACCAAGCGCCTTGGGAATGTTGTACCTAGACAAAAAAGTATTATCATAATGATAACTCACTTTATTGCTAATACAACTGGATATGGAAAAACCAAGATAGCCGACAGTGGTGTAAAGATTAGGTATCAAGTTGATACTCATTTGGAGATAAAGAATACAAGACCTTGGGAGGCCGGGGGAAAACAGATTGGCCAGATGGTTAACTGGAGAGTCCTCTGCTCCTCTGCTGGTGGGTTCCCCGGAGGCGAGGCTCAAAGCTGGATTAAGTATGGAATTGGAATAGACAGGACTCAAGAAATAATAAACATGGCTCTTGAGTTTGGATTGGTTTCAAAAGCTGGTGCTTGGTACAAGTGTGATTTTGTTCTGGAAGAAGAAAAGAATCTTACCAATCCTTCTGTTTCCAAGCTTCTTTCTGCTAATGAAGTTGACTCGTCAAATATAGAATCAGTAGCCAAGTTCTTTAAATTTCAAGGACAAGAGCGTCTATACAACTTCTTAGAAGAGAACTTCTTCCTCATGGAAATTCTTGAGAATGACATCAGGGAGATGTTGTGAGGGTGACCGGGCTTGACGGGAGGGAAAGCGTATGGAACTTCTCTAAGGACTCCAAACGCCGCCGTTCCCGCAAGGCTTCCGCCCCTCACAAATTGGCCAGATTGACCTTGCGTGACCTGTTCTCACGGTCTATAATACTTGAGGAGGTTTCTCTTCCCGGTACAAGGACTACGACCAGAAATTCTATATTATATGCAGATTTTTTCATCCCAGATAGACCACTAATAGTAGAGGTTCATGGAGAACAGCACTATTCTTATAATGAATTTTACCACAAGAACAAGAGAGACTTTTATCAGTCAAAGGTTAGAGACAGAGACAAAGAAGAATGGTGTAGAATTAATAACATTTATATGGCGGTACTAGATTGCCGAGAAGGTACAGATGAGTGGAGAAAATCAATCCTTAACGCCATCGGAACGTCTGGCTAAGTTCGAACAAGCTGTAGACAACTATATAAACTCAAAGTCTCTGAACGTCATAGGTTTTAACCTAGAGGCGGCAGAGGCTTTAAATCTTACTACAGAGGCTCTTTCTAGGCTAACGTCTGAAGAGTGCTTGCATAAGTCATATGTTCTCCATGGCTATGCCAACTATATTCAAGATGAGCACAATCAGAATGTAGTAAAGCTAAGCTTTGCCTTGGACAATATAAGAAGAATAGTATCTGTAGAGATAGACCAGTACGGCAAGTACACTAAGCATGACATAAAACAACAGCAAATTATTAATCAAAATCCATTTGCAGAAAAACTAGAAACAATTAGAAAGCATGCACAAGCAAGAGTCGATAGGCTTCAGGAAAAAATAAGAGATGTTAGAAAAATGGCAGACGTTTTAACAGAACTAAGCAAGAGGAAGGCGTACTCATGAGCAGTCCCATTGACCTAATAAGGGAAGGAATTCAAAAAAATGACATGAGTGTCGTGGCACAGGGATTCAAAAACCTAACAGGAGAGAGTGTAGAACACAACACTGATGAAGCTGAAACTAAATTGGAAAAACACCCCCTCGCAAACGAAGTTGCTTCATCTTACAAGGAAGACTTTATAGTCCCGGCTCGAAGTGAAGAGTCGGTTCAGTCTTCTACAGGAGGAAGAACTAGGTCTGAGCCGATTTATAGAGGAGAGAGAGAAAACGAGTGGAGTGATGACGGGTCGATACCATCAGAAGATGAAAACAATCTTATAGATGACTCTTCCAAGCCACCTGTTCCTAGAACCAGAAGGAAGTCAACTAAAGTAGACGTAACTTGTAGTAAGTGTACAAGAAGTTATAAAGTTAGCCCAGCCCTCAAGAGGGATTTTTACGTATGTGAAAGGTGTGTCGGTTAATGTCGCAGAGCTTGTTGCATAACCCAGCGGCAGAAAGGGCGGTGCTGTCTGGAGTATGTTCTCATGGTATAGATGCCTTTGTAGATGTAGACGGTATAGTAGAGCCAGATAGTTTTGTTATAGAAGAAAATCAAATAATCTACAAATGCCTAAAGAAGGTGTTTGAAGAATCTTCAGTAATAGATATCTCGTCTATACTTGCCGCAGCAAACGACTTAGGATTTAGTGAAAACTTTAAAGATAAAGAGGCAGTAGAACATCTTCGTGGTGTGTATAATTTTCCAATCGAATTGGAGAATGTAAGAAACCACGCGGTTAAAATAAGAAAGCTTCAGCTAGCCAGAGACATACAAAGACAAGTAAAAATTGTCCACGCCAACATCTCTGATATCACCGGAGACGAAAGCGTAAACGAAATAATCAGCATTGCGGAAGCTCCAATCATGGAGTTGTCCCATGCTTTTAACAGGTCTGATAACGACAAGCCAGACAAGATTGGCTCAGATATAGAAGAGTACGTTGCTCACTTGGAAGAAAACCCGACCGACATGGTTGGAATCTCCAGTGGATACGCAAGATACGACGAGGCCATAGGTGGTGGGTTTAGAAGAAAGTGTGTGGATTTAGTTGCTGCAAGACCCAAGGTGGGAAAGAGTGTATTTGCAGACAACGTGGCCCTTCATGTGTCAGGAAAGCTCAAGATACCTGTCTTGATGCTTGACACCGAAATGTCAAAGGAGGACCACCTAAACAGGATTCTTGCCAATCTTAGCGACACTAATATCAATGACATTTCCACTGGAAGCTTTGCAGAAAACGACTGTATCAGGTCTAAAGTAAAGGAAGCTGCAAGCGAAGTTCAGGATATTCCATATGACTATATCAGCATAGCCGGAAGGTCTTTTGAAGAAACCCTTTCGATTATGAGAAGGTGGATTTTCCAGAAAGTTGGCTTCGATGAAAATGGTCGCGTAAACGATTGTCTGATTGTATACGACTACCTGAAACTGATGTCTTCTGGACAGATTAGCGATAGTCTCAAAGAGTTCCAAGTCCTTGGTTTTCAGATGACATCGCTTCACAACTTCTGTGTTCAATACGACTGCCCGTGTTTGTCCTTTGTCCAGTTAAATAGAGACGGCATAACCAGAGAGACTACCGATGTTGTCAGTGGGTCCGATAGACTCATCTGGCTCTGTACAAGTTTTTCCATCTTTAAAAACAAGAGCATAGAAGAAGTCGCAGAAGACGGCGATGACAATGGAAACAAAAAATTGGTTCCAATCATATGTCGTCATGGGCCAGCGCTTAGCGACACTGACTATATAAATATGACTATGCATGGAGAGCAAGCTAAGCTCATTGAGGGAAAAACTAGAAATGAAGTTAAGTTGAGAACTAAAGAAACAGATGAAGGGTTCATAGTCAATGACGATATTGAGTCGGAGTCGGAAGAAGATACAGACCAAAGCTTGGAGAGGCTATCGGAAATCATCGATGAAGGAAAAGAATAGCAACTCTA